TTTGTGGAGGTGTGACATGCCGTTGAAGAAAGGAACTTCAAAGAAAACCGTGTCGGAAAACATTCGCACGGAAATGAAGGCAGGTAAGCCACAAAAGCAGGCTGTGGCGATTGCGATGGAGACAAAGCGTAGGAGTGCAAAAAAGAAGAAATAATTTGTAGGAATTAAGGTAGATTAATTTCTACAAGAAAATGCCCACAGCTTAATTACCTGTGGGCATTTGTTTAAGCAGATGGGGCTAATGCGTGGGAGTTTCGCCCGAGACGTATTCCGATATCACGCAATAGCCATCGCCCGTTTCCGGTACCGCCTCGTATCCCGCCGTATCCTCCAAATTGTGGGGATCGCTCACGAACCATTTGACCATTTTCGCCGTCAGCATAATCCCTTGTTTTGCAAACCTCTCAAATGCCATTGCGGGCAGGTTCTCTATCGTTTCGGCTGCGACGGCACAGGAGAGGAATTGGTTGTCGAGAGTTCTCACATATACGTAGAAAGAGCGCATTAAAGATCCTTAAAAAGTTCTTCCAACTCTTTAACCTCAGCTTTTCTTTTGTAATGGGTTTCGATTCTAGGATCGTCTCTGTTATCCCATTGTTCACGTGATGTAGCCCATCTACAATTTTCCTTATAATACCCCTTTGAGCCGTCTATCCGGTCTAACGTCATGCCATCGGGTTTCTTTCCCATGTCTTTTACAAACTGCTCATAAAATTCCCAACGAGCGCAGTAAGTGATTCCCTTGTCCTTGTAGTATTTTGCATGGTCTCGGCTAGGATTATTGCAGCGGGTTTTCATCCCGGCCCATGCCCAATACGTAGGAGAGCCTGTATCTCCATGTGTTCTATTTTTCTGCGAGACCAATTCTTTCCTTGCGCACCCACAACTAGAAGTACGACCTGATGTAACATTATAAGTGGTCGTCGTTATAGTTTGACCGCAATCGCATAAAGCAGTACAACTCAAACCACTTTGTGCGATTATAAGCAGTCTGTTAAATTTTTGCCCAATTCGCTTAGCCACAGTCGCCCCAACTAGTTTCACTACTAACAACCCCAACCGGGATAATAAGAGGTTCTGCATACGGTAAGGGTATTTGAGCGTGGTCAACGATTTGTTGCAATCTTTCCTGCTTGTATTGTGTAGGAAACTCACCAACGAGCGAATCGTGCACCTGGATCAATATTTGCACATCTGGGATGTGATCTTCTATTGATCCCCACGCACGATTAATCAAACATGCAACAGTAGATTGCGGAATCCACGCCACTGCTTGATTAAATATAGTTCCTTCAATACGGTCAAAAAAATAATTGCGATACCCAAATACGTTTTCCACGTAGCGTCGGCCTTGTACTTGAGCCTTGATATCATCTTGCCACTTTTTAATAGCGGGTGCAAGCCCAAAATACCACTTCTGGATGCGTTCCGTTTCGTGAACAAGGAGGCCAATGCGTGGGGCAATCCCGTCAGCAGTTCCGAGATAGTTTGTACCATGACACAGGGATTTAAACTGTGCATACTCCCGTGGATGAGAGTTTTTGGTCATGGTGTTATCTCGGAAATACTCTCGCATGACCTCCACATAAGGCTTCCGACCATTTTTAAAGTGGTCTTTCATCCATTGGCAATCACTTTCCCAGGTGACAATTCGAAGATCCGCGCTATCCAAATCAATGTCGAACATGGTCATTCCTTGGTCGGGGATGAAGAGCTTTCTAATGTTAGGCAATTCCAGCCCACCCTCTTCCATCTCACCACCCTTTGGAATATTCTGGAGATTCATTCCAGTTCCGAAGGCGTTCTTGCTTGACGCGAATCGGTAGGTTTCCGTCCCGCACACATTGAATGTGCATCGCATCCGACCGTCCACATCAAGCCCAGCCTGCACAAATGTAGAGTGGAACACACCCAAAGACCGCAACTCTGCGATTTTTCTCGTGACGGGGAGGAGGATGGGCTCTCGTTGGGCAATCTTGTGGAGGGCTTCATCGTTGCAAGTGGTGCTGCCGGTTTTGCGGTTTTTGATTTCACGTTGACCCATCTGACGGTAGAAGAAGTCAGCCATCTGGGCAGGGGATTTGATGTTGATGGTTTGGCCGAGGACGTCTTGCATCCACTGCTCGCGGTCGGCAACCTCTTTCATCAGGTCAAAAGAAAGCTGCGCACGGAGTTTGTGATCCACTCGCACACCACGAATCATCGCGCGGAGGACTCTTTCCCTGAGACTTTGTTGGAATAGATTGACAGATTCCAGTCCCATCGATTTACATACACTAGAAAGAACGTGATGTATGGCAAGCGTGCGCGCAGCGTCCGTACAGTTATATCGCCAATATTGAATTTCTCCTTCACCATCTTGCCCCTCTTCCCAATTGGTGCGGTCGTCTTTCCAGTACAGGTGGTCTTCACAGTACATGGATGAGAGGAACGCTAGGTTTTTCGGTAGGTTGCTGAAGCATGAGTGTTGCTGGATCATGGTGTCTACCACATTGGGGCAAAGGAAATGCCAATGGCGGTAGATGTATTGGGCGTCGTAGTTCCAGTTTTGGCCGATGACTGTTTTGGCGCGCATGAGTTTGCACATCCATCGAACCAATTCAGCTTCCTGAGCCTCAGTCCAGAATCCTTCCGGGCTGTTGGTTTTCATCAGCGGAATACACACAGCTTCGTTAGATGCCCAAGCAAAGGCAATAGAAGAGATATGGCCCGCCCTCGTCTCGATATCCGCGCCTATCTTTTCAAATTGGGTTTTCCCGGTTAGATGAATGAGGCATCCTAGAACCTTTTCAAACTCTTCTGTCGAATTGTTCTCGGGGATTAGGAATTTGTACCCACGATCCATCACCCCAGGCTTATCCTCATGCCTTTTCACCCTCTTCAAATCATGCACAATGATCCCGCGTTGGCTCCATTGCACATTCACAATATTGAAGGGTAGTGTGGGAATGACCTTCAATCCGGGGATGAGGTCGGATTCCATCACCGATGAACGCCAATTGAATGACGACCATTCGCCCGTGAGCACCCACAATGCGAGGTTGCCGCTCGTGCAAACGACATTGGGGGATATCCGTTTGATTTCCTCCCGCAATGACTCTACGGCATCCACTACCTGTGGCATCACCCATTTACCCTTGTAGAGGACGTGACGAGGGGTAATGTCTTTTTTCTTTTCTGCGATGAGGGTCGAGAGGCCAAGGATGCGATCCTTGATTACATACGTCAAATAGCAGGTTTCCCGTGGGAGTCCTGCCTCTTGCATCATTTTCGTAAACTCGAATCCGGCACCGCCGATGAAGGGTTCACCACGTCGAAGATCGGCTTCATGAGGAGCTTCGCCTACCACCAGCACTTTCGCGTCGAGGGGGCCTGAGGCTTGGATGGGCATTGTCTAGTCCTATTTTGGCTGTTTTTTGCATGCGGCACGGCTCGAAACGAGGGCGCGCATGATGGTTTGTCGGGCTGAGTTTACAACAAAATATTCGTTAGCGTGAACAGGTTTTACCGTGGCTGCTCCCCATACGAGCATGCCTGGCTGCCACACGACAGGGGGTTTGATCTTTGGGGGGATCATGTCAGCCTCCCATTGCCTTGAGTTCGTTTGCAAGAGACTGGCCCAAGGATGCATTGGCTGCAGCATCGGCATCGAGGGCTTTGATACGGTTGAGGCCCAAAGCGTAGTACTCGGGGTTCATTTCAATGCCCACAGCTTTAACCTTGAATTGGTGTGCCGCAGGAAAGATTGTCCCAGACCCCGCGAACGAATCGAGGACAGTATCGCCCGGCCTGACGCTTCGTTTAAGCAGGTCAAGATAAAGAGCAACCGGCTTTTGCGCACCGTGGGACATGTTTGCGTCGGCCATTGTTGTAATAACATCGGGATAGATTCCCGTGGTTGGTTTCTTTCCTTTGATTGCATACAGAATCATTTCCCATTGTCTACGTGGGCCGTGTTCGGGGTGGGGCACACGACCGCTGTTTGGTTTGGTGCAAATGAATGGTGTACGGGTAACCCACCATCCGGCTGCAGTCATTTGTTGCTTGAGCCAGTGGAAGTTGTCGAGGTCACAAAAGACGTAGGCATGTGCCTGAGCTTTTGCAATGCGGTAAGCCAATGGACACCACTCTCCCATAAGGGCTCTGAAGGATTCGACGTCATCTTTGTAGTGATGCTCGATGCCGGATAGTTTGCCCCCTCCGTCTCCAAAGGAGTCTGCGCCCAGGCCATAAGGTGGATCAGTGAGAATAACGTCAAAGAGGCCTTCCGGTTGCGCGCGCATCCAAGACAGACAATTGGTGTTGTGAAGTTCATGAACGCTCTGGGTGAAGGTTTTGCCGACCTCTGCAGCGAGGGCTACATTTCGTTGAGACTCTTCTTGACGCTTGATGATCTTGAAGGCTTCGTCGGCGGTTTTGGCTTTGGCAACTTCAGGATTGTGGAGGAATTTGGCGACTACTAGATCTTTCCGAACAGCCGCCTGATAACCACCATCGGAACGACCTTTAGTTTCCAGGGCTGTATCGGCGACTGTATGTACACGCCCTTCAGCTTGTGCCTGACGGGAGCGGAGAGAGTGCAGCTTCGCCACTGCCGCAGCATTTTCCTGCCAGGTGAGATCCTTGCGAGCGATGTTTTCCTGAAGCTCCGCCTCTTCGGCTTGCAGCGGCGTAAGCTGGCCCAGGGTAACATACGGAATCTCCCCATCCGGCACGATAGTGCCATTGAATTTCAATTGACCCCCGAGCATGCGCATGTCTCGAATAGCACGCCACCTACGCTCACCGGCGACGAGGACCATCCCCTCGGGAGTCTCGCGTAACACAATGGGGTGCATGAGGCCACGGGCTGTGATGGCCTCGCAGAGTTCCGACATTGCCTGCGGATCAAACTCTTGCCTTTGCCTGCCGGGGGTAACAATGATCTTTGATTCGTGGATTGTTTGCATAGCGGTTATTCTTGAAAAGTGTCAAATTCAGAATCATCCGGCCAACGGGCTTTATTGTGATGAACTAGCCATGACCCAAAATCGTAGGTATATCCAAGACCACCTTCAGTGGGAGTTCTCTGTTCTGTGTAGTGGAGGGCCCTGTACTTGGCATGCTCCGTTTCTATATCAACACCCTCAAGTAAAACTACATGCGGATTGCTGTTGTCGTAGTAGTCTTCTCCAACAATTTCGATGACTTTCATCGTTATCCCTTGTTTCAAGTAAAACCGCCCCAGCGAAGGGGCGGACAGGTGGGAGGGGCAACTATACCTGTTTGTTTAAGTGGAGATGGTTAGGTCTCACCCCCTCATGACTGTTAGCTGAGCTTCGTGGCCATCTTCACTTCGGCGTAGCTGATGCTCGGATCGTTCTTGTCCGGGCGATGGCTGACGCTGACCTTTGCCATCAAACCGGGAAGCATGGCGAACGAGAACGGTTCGCCGGGGGTGTTCTTGCCGACAGCTTCACGGAGACGGCCGAGGGCCACGTTCTTGCCTTGGGCCATGTCCAAACCCCCTGTGGGCGTGGTGTCAAGGAAAATGGCTTGTTTCACCGTAACCACATCACGGCCCGTTGCGGCCTTTGCCCCTGCATCTTCAATGAGCCATTGCACGTCGAGGACAATGCGGGTTTCGGTACCACCGTTAAACTGGACTTGTTTCGGGGTGATTTTGTCGATGATTGCTGCGAACTCGCCAGGGGGGCACGGGATGATCTTGGTATCGTTGGCTTCAGTGGTCGAGGATTGGAGGAACGAGTCTGCGTCGAACATGGTATAGGTATCCAAATGGTAAGGTCTAGGTCGTTGTCACCGGTTCGTTGTGCCGGTAGGACAATCATACGTCATACAATGGCGGTTTAGTAGTCAGTTATGTCGTTTTCCTCCGTTTTGTTTGTAGGAATTAATGTAGGTTAATTCCTATAAATAAATCATATCCACAATCCCCAGATAAAGCCGAAGAATAGAATCATGCAAATGACTGAAAGGTCCATCACAGTACCCCCCCACGAGATTGCCATTTCTTGATAATGGCGCCGAAGTCTGCTGGCAGTTTCTCAGCAATCGGCAAATTTCTGCTCTTGACGTCTGCCATCGCTGAGCCTGTGTTCCACGAGAAATTGCTACCGCTACGCTCCGTGAGAATCACATCCGAAAACATCGGCGGGAGCTTGGGGGCCAATGCCTTGCCTAGCGTGCTCACCATAAGCTTGATGCCCCCAAGGATTGCATCTTGTTCACGCTCAACGTGAGCAAGCAACACAAAATGACAACGGCAATGATCTGTCCATAGACGCACAATTTTTTCCACTTGATCCATTGAAATTCCCCAATCCGATTGCGAACGAACGGGCTTACCTCCAACAACAAGCGACATTGCCGCTCGTGCCAGTCCAGCCATTCCATCCACAACGAGAGCACGATTAGTGCCCCAAGTATCCACACACCCAAACTTACTACCAGTCCGATTGTCAGAGAAATCATTCAGAACCTCTAGTATTTTGATGAACTGATTATGCTTTGATCGGTTAGGATCTTGCATTTTTGCGAGTGTGTCGAGTTGCATGGTGTTAATTTTGGTAGCTGAGTCTATGAACTCCGCAAAAGAGGCTTTCGGAGCTTCTAGATTGTGCCAATGGACATTAGGAGGAACTTCCTTACCTTTGTCAGTCCAATAGGCTAGAAGAGATTCTAAGCCAGGTTCAAGGCCGAGGTAGAAAACCTCGACACCTGCATCGGCGAGTGTGCCAATCGAATATGTTTTTCCTGTGCCGGCAGGCCCCATAAGAAGCACATTAGTCCCTGGGAGGGTTGATTTCTTTTCTTCAGTCATTTGCTATCCTTCATTTTGCAGATTAGGTAAGTTTCGCTAGGCCACTTTTTAAGCAATCTGTTTTTCCGTCTTTCGGCTTTCTTCTTAGAATCTGTTTCGAAGATTTCCTGATGACCCAAAACTGGGTCATCTACTACCCAAGTAGGTTTGTACAGATCGATCAGTACCTCTGAGTAAAGGTTATTATTTCCGCAATACCATATCCTATAACGAGGGGTCATTTCCTATCCTTTGTTAAGCGAAATGTTTGCGATAAATGCGTTCCATGCACTCAACTTGCTTATCCGACAAAACTGAGGGCAGCTTTCCGTTCTGCGTCAGTGCAAGAATTGAGGTTAGAAACTCATTCTCCCAATCATTCACATCGGTCGTATCCACTAGACCGGCAAGTTTCTCTAACATTTTGTTTGTGCTAATCATTTCCTATCCTTCGTTGGTAGTATTCCATATGCCTCTGATATTCCCATCGTACAACATCCGGGCATGACAACAGCAAAGCACTGTATTCCGTTTCCCATGCTAACAACAGGCTGCCAGCCACAGTGAACTGTGACGGTCCGGGGTGAAAACGGCAGTGGCCACCTTGAATCTGCCACGGACGGCTTTCGCCATTACTGTCAGTGGTAGGGCATCTAGCCCATACTTCTCCACAAGTAGGGCAGAAATATGCATAGCTATTAGGTGGTTGACACTCTGCATGTACGATGTTTGCAGGTCGGCAAAATGACCCAAGGAAACGGTCTTCGATGTAGATGGATTGGTCATACATCACATCATCCCGGCTAGTTCGTCGCCAAGGGCCTTGCCATCATCCGATGGTTTATCCTTAAAACCGGGGGCCGAGGGCAAACTCGGATGCCGTACATGACCCCATGAAGCTTCAAACTCGGCAACACTCAGCTCCGATCTCTGCAAAGGATCCCACACGCGCTGTTCGAACTTCGCTGGCAACCACTCTTCCGGATTCGAGGATTTGCACACACTGACAAAAGAACACCCACCGTAGTCAGTGCATGCACCGTCGAGGGAAAAGTCCCAATAGCCTTCTTCCCAACAGCGGATCATTCGCTGAAGATCGCGATTGACTTGTGATTCCCATCGATCAATTTCATAATCGCTACGATAAGTCGCAACTTCCAGAGTATCGTACTTGGTCTTGAGTATTGAAACCCCTCGAACAATTGTTCCAGCTGTTTTGATTCCTTGGCGTCTGGCGGCCCAAGAGTAACCAGTAAATTGGCTTCGCATTTCCCATTGGCGTCCCCAAGTCGCGCCCAGAGAACTCGTGGTCTTTTCATCATAGATCCACACTCCCGCGTCATAGCGCTCTGCGATCATGTCACTCCGACCCGTGTACAGAATCGGATCCCCCGTCACCGGATGTCTGACTTCAAGCGGCTCTGCAAAAGAAAATTCGATCCCTCTACGACCTGACGCGAGCGTAATGGGAGCGGCCCCGTCAGCTCCAAGAGGGTAGTTAAACAAATAGAATTCAAATGCCCCACACATTCGTTCAAGGGACTTTGCTGAGTCATCAGGGCAGTCGAAGTCGCCATAATGTGCAATAAGGGCAGAAAGTCCTGCAGCCTCTGCGTCAGCAGCGCTTCTCCCTTCAACGTAGAAGGCTGTTCTAGCCGCCTCAATAGCGCTTGCAAACGCTCCCCCGGCGACAAGATGCACTGACTGCTGGAGGGGTTTGTAGTGGTCAACATATTGGTATTTGAATTTGACTGGGCACGAGCGAAAGGTAGACAGGATTGTGGAGTCTACTGTGTGGGGGAACATTGGGCGAAGTTGCGGTTCCATTATGCACTCTCCGACAATTGCTTCTTGAGGTC